GTGCCTGCTTGATCTATGGTCAAGCTTCTTTCGCAGTGGCAACGGGCGGCCCGGCAGGCAAGCCCCGTTGTCGGAGAGAGTGTCCCAACGCTCTCGAGGGAGGTGGAAAATAGGGACCAGGTGGTGCACAAAAGCGTCGATCTTCACCAAGATGCTGATGTGTGCGGTCCCCCCCCCGAGCGTCGACCTGTCATGACTCACCGACGGGAAGACGCTCGGCCCTCGTTAGGAGGAGCTCGTCCGCGGTTCTTTGCGAACTGGAAGGCTTCGAGTGGAGTTGAACGCTTCAACTTCTACGAACAGCCATCCAAGTCTGCGAAGACACTTTGCGTTGACGATTGCGATTCCAATGAGGAACCCTTGCAGTCTGCCGGCTTGCAAGGGGCTGCCAAGAGGCGCCGTTCGGCTAGGCGAGACAAAACAGGCACTACGCAATTTGTCTCCCCGGCTGCCGCCATCGAAGCAGCAGTCTCGGATCCGGGTTCATCCCGCAGCGAGCCGCCACCTGGAGACTTGGGTACCAGTGTGGTCGATTTTGAGATTGAGGAGGAAGTCGTTGTAGGTGCGGCACATTTTGGGTCAGCAGAGCCTTCTGAAGCTCTCTCCCAGGATGGTAGCCAAGATCAGCCAACTAGGCGTGGGAACTGGTTTCGCAGGATTTTTCGGCGCAAATCGGATGAGAACGTCTGTGTTGTAGTTGATGAGCCATGCAGTGGAAGGAAGCCAAAATTCGGATGGGTCGGGAACTGGTTTGGTAGGTTTATCACCCGCCGAGCTAGGAAGGAGGCCGCCCGTGAGGCTGTGTACACCATGCAGGGTTTGGATGAGGATGGGGAGGTTGATTTGGAGATTGATGACACCAGGTGGGGAATTTCGAAGGAAATCAAGAAGGCAGTCGCTGGCGTTGATGCGCCAAACTCTGCAGTCAGAAGGCGAGCACTCAAGAGATGGAGCAAGCGCGCACCTGAACTGAAGAGGTTGACAAACGACTTGAAGTTCGAGAACCCCAACCTGACACGATCCCCAGCCGACCTGGCCTATTTGACCGTTCTCGCGAAGAAAGTCGTCGAGGAGAGCGCGAAAACATCCGACGTGGTCAAGAAATACAAGGCTTGGTTTCTCAAGGCAGTCAGCATCGCTTATTTCATCAAGAGCGAGGATGACGAGCTCCTCACCGACGTGATGAAGTTCATCGGTGAGGACCCTGTCTTCGGATAGGGGTGCCGCGGACGGCTTTCTGGGGTCAGCACATTCGTTTCGCCACGGTGTGTTGAGAATGGTGCCTCATGGAAGTTCGTTGGCGGTACGCGGAAGGATATCCCGAAGTCCCGGGATATGTATGTATGGGCAAATGGCGCGGCTAGGACAAATTACTTAGCGCATGATGGTTCGCTCAACAACCTGTTGAGAGCAATTGACGAACGTATTTTCAACGTCAAGGGCCCCAACGGCGACCTCGTGCCCTGTCCGAAACCAATTCCCGGTGAGTGGGAGCGCCTGGGTGGCCACGTGAAAACGATTGTTCGCAAGATCCCCATTAGACGGCGGTTGACCTGCAGCGAGTTTCTCGCTCAGTGTCCTGGTTCAAAAAGGAAATTGTACACCCGAGCAGTTAGTGATTATGTGGCTAGAGGTTGTGGGAAGAAGGACGCGCGGATCAAGACGTTTACGAAGTTCGACAAGGATGAGTTTACTGAAGAGAAGCCCGACCCGGCGTCGCGCGCCGTTCAACCCAGAACCCCAGTTTACAATGTTGCGTTGGGGCGTTACACTCGAGCAGTTGAGGACCACATAATGTACGGTCTGAAGAACCTGTTCAAGACGGAAACCCCAGTCGTGATGAAGGGATATACTGTCGAAGAAGTTGGGTCGTTTGTCTACAAGAAGATGACTCAGCGCGCGGATATAGTAGCAATTTTGCTTGACGCGTCTCGATTCGATCAGCACGTAAGTGAGGAAGCATTGAAGTTTGAACACTCGGTTTGGAGAGCCGCATTGGCGGGTGACAAACGTGAATTGAATTGGTTACTGAAGCAACAACTCAGAAATCGATGTGTCACGTTTTGTGACGGGTACAAGGTCGAGTATCAGACGAAGGGAACCAGGGCCAGTGGTGACATGAACACTGGCTCGGGGAATTGCATCCTCATGTGCACGATGATGGCCGAACTGCTGAAACGCCTTGGGATATGGGGCGATTTGGCAAACAACGGTGATGATTGTGTGCTATTTGTTGAACGAAAGAATCTCGACAGGGTGATGGAAGCTTATAAGGAATTCTTCTTGTCCTTTGGGTTTGAGATGGAACTCGAAACTACGCCGCAGTGTCCAACTGGAGTCGCGTACGTTCCCGAGCAAATCCGTTTTTGCCAGATGTCGCCCGTCAGAACAGACGATGGGTGGGTTATGGTGAGAGAGCCAATCAAGGGAACCTCCAAAGATGTTTTAGCATTGGGGGTCAAAGATGAAACAACTTATCGCATGTGGATCAAGGCCGTTGGGCAGGGTGGGTTCTCGTTGTACGGGGACATGCCTGTCTATGGGGCACTTTACAGTCGTTTGATTCAAGAGGGGATTGACAGCAATATTGACAAGTCTCTTTTGATGAAGGATAACTGGATTCACAGAGTGGGAAAGCATCCACGCGTCCGAGGGAAGAGCGCAGAGATCCAACACACCACCCGGGTCTCTTTCGCGACAGCCTTTGGAATTAGTCCTTCTCGACAGCTAGCTATCGAAGAGGAGTTGAGACGCACCCCCTTCGGCGTGGATTCAGATCTGCGCCACAGGCGTTTCAATCCCTCGCGCACCTTTGGTTGTGTGGTGCCGGGCTAGTTATGGGTAACTTGTAGATTGGTTATTTGTTTGTTTAGAGTTTATTGATGGCGGGTAAGAACAAGGGGAAGAAGAATATTCAGAATGGCGGCAAGATGTCGCAGACTGCCAAAGATGTTGGCGGTCTCTCACGGAAATTTGACAAAGTGTTGAAGATGTTGCCGAAGGGAACGTTTTCCACCGTTGGAGGAATGATTGGAGGACCTGGTGGCGCATTGGTCGGCGCTGGGCTCTCTAAGATTACCGGATACGGAGACTACGTTATTAAGCACAACTCACTTCTGCCTATGGGTGGAAAAGACATGGCGTCAAATGTCCCACAATTTCAGAATGCAACATATGGTACACGCATCCAGCACAGAGAATTCATTCGAAACCTCTCTGTGCCGGGTGCTCCCTCAGACTTCGATGTGGAAGCACTCGAAGTCGGATTGCACGAGCAAGGACTGTTTCCTTGGCTTTCAGGCGTCGCCAGACGATACCAGAAGTTCAAGGTTCACGGAATGGTGTTTCACTACATCAGTACTTCCACTGACTACAACAACAGTGGAACTGTCGCGTTGGCACTCAACTACAACGCGACTGAAGGTGCCTTTCGTGATATGAAATCCGTTCTCAACAGCATGTTTGGAGTGGCAACGAAACCGAGCAACAGCATCAGCTGTCCGGTTGAGTGTGACCCGAAAACCATGCCTGAGGATGGGTATTATATCAGGCACCCTGATGCGGTGATACAAGCAACAGATCTTCGTCTGTCCACCTTAGGGTTACTGAACATCGCCACCGACGGCCTCTCGCTGCCGACTGGTACTGTTCTTGGTCAACTGTGGGTGACTTATGACATCGAACTGTTTAATCCATACGTGCCCGTCGATAGGGCAGTCAGTGCTTGGAGCGTTCTATCTGGTGCGTTGACCGGGTCGAACACGGCAGCCAATGCATTCAATACGGAGCTGAACGGTTCTCCGTTTGTTTGCAGTGACTATGGAGGGACTTCTGGTGTAACTATGTTGAATTGGAGCGGAAGACAGGACTTGGTTGGGAAACGATTTCGGATTTTGTATTCCGTCGCGGCTGAAAATGCCACGGGTACTCCGGTGAATTTCACGCTTGCATTGGCGTCGATTGACACTGGTATTACGGTACAGAATTCGGTTGACTATCCCAGCTACGTCTCTGGAAACGTTTCTTCTGTTATTATGAGACGGGATGTTACGATCATCGCTTCGAGCGGCAAGATGGGTACGAGTTTTCATCCGTACGTTTCTGGCGCAGGCAATGTTCGTAGAGAGGTGTTGAGCATTTTTGAGATTTAGTCGCCATAATCGACTTTATTGCTGTTTTGTAGAGCAAGCACACATTTTCAAACATTAGGGAGAGTCAGGGTAAATGCCAACGAATGATTCTTCGACTTCCAGACTACCTGAAGCTCACTGTCAAGCAGGTCGCTTTGCGATGCTACAGCCGCTACTGATCGTATGATGATCGCGGTGCTTGATAGACCGAGCCCAGGTTTGGTCACTGCAAACGTGCTACAGCCGTTCAGGACGCACGCTGCTTTGATGTTACGCTGGTCGTTACGTGTTTGGTGCCGGTATATGTGACGGACGCTGAGGTGTTCAGCACTGGCTGGGAGGCGTTCATGGTGGGGGGTAATCCACTATGTTCCCAGTAAATTTCACCAATTCCCC